ATTTTATTTTGTTCATCTCTCCAACTCTGGTCTCTTTCAGGATGGTCTGTCCAATGGAGTTTGATTGTATTAAATTTATTTGTCCCATCTTTAGCATCCATCCAAGTTTTATGAAACCAATTACCCACACCATTAGGTGTTGATATACCAATACATTGACCACCAGTAGCAAGAGTCTGTTGAGCGGCAGTCCAGATGATATCAATCTTATCAATGAAAGCAGCCTCATCAAGTATCAGTAGAGATAGAGCTTCAGAACGACCAGCAGACTCATTAGAAGCAATAGCTTTTATCTGACTTCCGTTCTTAAATATAAGTGAAAGTTTGTTGTTTTCCACAATAGCAGTTTTTAACCAATTAGGTAAACCCTCATACATAATACGAACTTTTGTTACTAAGTTTTTTGCTGTATCTTTAGATGTAGCAATACATAGGATGTTTTTGTCATTGTGAAATAACATCATCCATAAAGCATAAGCAGCACTTAGGGTTGATATACCTAACTGACGAGATTTTAGTACAACATTATAGTCGTGTGCTTCAAACTCATCCAATACATCATACTGATAAGGATATAGTTTAAACTTTATCTTACCTCGTTGTGGATGTTGGATAGTACAAAACTCATTGATAAAGTAACTAGGACTTTTAGCACACTTTACATAGTTTTGTTTTATCGCTTGTTTTAAGTTACTCATATTTTATTTAAACCTTGTTCGTGGTTTCCAATAGCAGTTGCTACCGTATCATCAAATGGACTATCTGCTTTTTCTACACCATCCATTTCAGATTCGTATTCAGCAAGAACAGCTTCCCACCTTTTTTCTTCTTGTTTTTTTACCCAATCTTTCCATTTAGTAGTTCCACTTTTTTTATCTTCTCTTTTTAATTTCATTTCAAAATCTATTTGACAATATTTACATTTTTTAAATCTATTATAAGTTTGTTGGTCAATTGTTTTAAGGATTAGTTTTTCACAATCATCACATTTGTCAAATCCTTTTGGTGGAATCTTGGTAATTTGTTGTCTTTTACCATCCACTTTGGTAAATTTTCTACCACTTGCTTCTTCCCAAATCTCACCCTCTTCTCTCATGTGGATAGTTTTTCCTGTATACCCAACACCAGGAGTTCGTTTACCACCAACTCCGGCTATTAATTTTTTTACTTTCTCTATATTTCTTCCCATAACCTATTCTCCTAAAAAAACATCATACCTGTTATTTGATTAACTGGAGCAAAAGCACCTGTAAATTTGTAGGTGTTTCCTTTGTACTTAAAAACTATACCTTCTGTTGGAACAATAGCATCAAACCCACCGATAGCATTTAATCTATCTAATTGTATTTTTAATCTATTTAATTTCTTTATATCACCACCACTTCGTATAGCCTTTATAGCTCCTTGTACTTTCTTTCTCATATTTTGTACTGATTTTGCTGGATTGATAGCCATCCAACCATCCATGTTTTTTAATATTGTAGCACCAACATCAAAAAATAATGTTTCAAATGGTTTCATATTTTCCTTAACCATTTTAGCATGGTCATTTTTATCAGTAGATAATACCCATTCTAAAAATTTAGGATATTCTTTTAATTGTTTTTTCATCTGTGGAATCTTGTATGATTTGTCAAAGAAAGCCCATCTCTTTGTCAACTTAACTAGAACCTCATTTGTTATGTTTGGATAACCGGTTTGTTTAGCACCATTTAAAATCCACTCTTGCCAATACATTTGATGATACATAGATAGTGTATCGTTATCTTTTAAAGCATATTGTGATTGTAGTTTATTTAACCTACCTAAAAATTTACCCTTTAGTTTACCAAAGTCTTGATGTTTAGGTACATCTATAAAATGTGGTTTTTTAATTTTGTAATGTTTTTGTATGTTTTGATTTACTTGTTTTATCATACCAGCTAACATTCTAGCACTATCTTTTGCTTGTCCAATAACTCTTGCATTATCATCATATTCCATTGTTCCATGAAACATTAATTCTGTTATATCGTAATTAACAACATTCTCACTAGCAGGCCACATTACTTCTAAACTCATCCATTTAGAACCTTCACCGAATATTTTGTTTTGTTGTTTATCACTTAAAGCACCTATTGCTTTATTTAAATCTCTTACTGCATAAACAAAAGCATTTCTAATCTCACCTCTTCCTTTAAATTTACTTTCCACATCTTTTATACTTAAAGCAGTTTCACCTTTGTTTTTTATATGTCCTTTATTACGAGCAGAAATTAACTTACCATCTTTCCAACTTATCATTAAGTTTTGACCATCTGTTTTTTCTGTAACATTATCTTCACGATTTAATTGACCACCTAAACCCAATGTTATTATATTTTTTAAATCTTTAAATGTTAAATCTTTGTCATCAAATGGATGACTCATGTGTCCGTAGGCTCCGCCCATTAATAATAACTCCTTTCCGTTTCTTTCTAAATTACTTGTAAGTGAATAAACTTCTTTTACTATATCATATTCATCGTGTTGTTCATTTCCTCTATTAGCATCCACTTCATCTGGCTCTTCTTTTTCTAATTGGTTTAATGTATTTTTACTATGTTTAAGAACTGACTTTCTTGATTTTTTAAGTTTGTCTGTATATTCATAATCTTGATTTTTTAAAATCATATCAATGTGGTCTAACCAATGATTCCACATTTCACTTCCAACTAAATCTAAATCATTAGCAGCACTTGGTTCAGCTGCTCCAGCAGGTCCATATGATACTGAACCTATTGGACCATTTGGATATTTTGGAATATCAAACTCTTGACTATAATAGTTTTCATCATCAATTAAATTTTTAGCAATCTCCCAACCCAATCTACCAGCTTCCTTCTCACCCCTAAGTAAGTAAGATTTTAAACTTGATATAAAACCAGGACCATCATCTACCCCATCGGCTTGTGTGCCTGTGCTTTCAAATAAACCACGATAAACCTCATATAGTTTTTTAAACTTATTGGTCATCATATTATACACACCTTTGTCGTAATATCCAAATGTTTTTTTGAAAAACTTTACTTTTTCTTTATCATCTACTTTTGGATTACCTAACATATCTCGTGTTTTAGTTCCACTTATGTTTCCGACTTGAGGAGCAGTTATAATGTATCCGTGTTCTTCAAACCCTTTCATATCTTTAGTATAAGGTTTAAAATATTTACCACCTAACCTACCAGCATCCTTTCCACCAACAACATAAACTACTGCTGTAGTTTTAGGATCAAATTTGTTTAATAAGTTTTTTGCTACATATGGTGACTTTTCCATAACGATACGATTTTTTGGAATACCAACCTTTACCATATGTCTAACTTTTTCTTTAAAGTTCATAGGATGACGAGGTGGTTTTTTTATATCGGATGTGGTTATGTAAGCTTCATCAACTTGTGTCTTTAACCACTTGTATGTAGCAAGATGACCTGAATGAAATGGTTGGAATCTTCCACCAAATACACCAACAACTTTCTTAATGTTTTTTTCTTCTTTCAAATTAGATGCACTATCCCCATTATCAACATTAGAATATACAACACTTTCACTATGTAAGTCAAGCGTTTTATTTATTTCTTTTATTCCTCTACCACCCTTATCAAATTTAGTAAATTTTTGTAGCTTACCAAAATGTTTTTCTTTACTCATCTTATCTTGTTTAGTCCATTTCATCTTATCAAAGACTTTCATTCTCATATGTTGTCTAACTATATAATAAATGGTATCAACATCACCACCCATTGATTTTATCCAAGTAGCATGTTTCTTAACTAATTCAGCAGAAACTTTCTCGTGTCCATAGTGAGTCCAAAAACCTTTTTTCGGATGTAGTTTAGCAGTAGAGTCTTTTCCTATATCGTGGAATAATGCTGATAAAGCAAAGTCTATATCACCGGTTTTTAATGCTCTGTTAGTTACAGCGATGGTATGTTTTAAAACATTACCTTCTGGATGAGCATCTCTACGTTGGTCATAGTTTTTAAGATTCATAACTCGTTTCTTTAAAGTAGAGGGAAGAGCATCATAGATGTCCCTAAATTTTTTAGGTTTAGGTCTAACTGCTATCTCTTTTATTTTTTTACCAGTATCGGTTTTTGTAAAAGGTCCTCTTCTCAATGTTGAAAATTTTACAGGCGGCACAATACCAAATAATTTCTTTGGTGTTAAAATTCGCAATGTAATCATCTTTCTACTATTATCAACAC